CAAAGACTTTACTATCATAAATCCATCACGAGTAGCGATCGGCAGCGTCGTATTCGTGTTCTCCAACCAGGCAACCGGAACAGACAATGGAGAGTCAATTGTGAAACCAAGTGTCTTGCGTGTCGGAAATAATATTCCCATAATCTGATTACCAACATCATCTATATCCCACTTGCTTGCCGTATCCGGTGTCCACTGAACAATATCGACCTGCAAACTCGTAAGCGTAATCCACCGGTCCTTCGTATTCGTTTTCTGTGAAGCCTGTGTGGTCAACTTCACATAGATATCATGCTCTGTTTTCTGATGCTCCGCTTTTTCATCGATCACTGGTATCGTTCCGCTTTCAATACTCAATTGTTCATCAAGAGCATTGAAATAGGCCTTTCTTAACAGTGCATCCGGATCGATCATAACTTCATATTGTTTACTATATTCTCAATTCTCTGCTTCAACTTGTCTCTCACAGCGAATACATTCTTAAAGAAGAATGGATGCGGTTTACTACCCTTCTTATAAATCTCAGTCGCTATTGCATATGCTGCAGATCTCTGAGCTGACAAACTATCCGCGCTTTTACTACCTCTTCCAGTCTTCGTCTTTTTAAGTCCAATTCCTTTTCTTTTCACCCACTGAAATATTGCTTCATTCAGCGTTACTCCACCATTACCCGGGCCCTTCCCTTTAAACTGTGAAGCATAAGCAGCAACTTCAGCTGGTACCAATGCTTTTGATTTCGTTCCCCACTCAACGTATGGACCATAACCTTTCTCAACTGTAACCGTATGTGTTACCGGTCCTTGCTGATCCACTATTATTGCATTCTTCAATTGACCATTGTTAACAGGAACATCTTTTACCGATTGCCTTCTCACTTCCTGAGCCGCTAACTTCAATTCACCGCCAATTTCCCGTTGAATCTTTTCAGGGAATTGAGGTAGCTTTCTGAGCACCTGATCGAGTCCCGTAACTTTAATTGTGAATCCCATTTTTATTAATCTGCTACCACACACACGAATCGCATAAACATTCTATTCTCTTTATAGCGCTCCATTTCGTGTATCTGGAATGATTGATTTTCGTAAATGATCCTTGTATCCTTTGTGAAATTCTCTTCAAACATGCTTCTCCAAAAAGTGAAGCACTCATACTCCTGAACCAGTTTGCTGAAAGAACTATTTTCAAATTCCCTTCCGCCTCCAATCTTTCGCATGAATCCCCTCGTTGTCACAACTCCGACAAACGTTCCCTTATAACCTCCACCAGGATCACGATTCTTATTTGCGGAGTTTTCAAAGGCAATAACCTTTGTGAACATTCCGGTATTAATTATAGTAGCCATACTCCACGTCTGTATGGTGCTGCGAGCTTACGTGCTCCTTCGGAAACCCCTGGCTCTTCAGCAGCATACTGGCGTCCTTCGGCACCGCGATTATTATATCTGTAAGCGACTTCTTCTTTAATGGCACGAAGCAAATCATCGGGACAGTTTGGAAACACCTCTCCATATCCTGCTGAATATTGAATCTGGCCGTATGGAATACAAGGGCCATCGAAATATTTATTTGCAAGCCCTCTGATATAGCAATTGTCAATGGCAACTCCATCCTTATCGAGAACTTGTATTGCCCCAGCTGGTGTTGAAACCGGACCATAAGGAAGAGTAAACTTCCCCCGGTGATATTCAAAAATTACAACTACAGTACGCTCTCTGATAGACGTACCGGTGTACGATTCTAAAGCTGCAGTACATTCCTCTATCAACTGACCGATGTAATCATCATCATCATCAAACTCGTAAGAGCCATCAGTTTCAAAGAGCATATTTAAATGTGCTTTTGCATCGTTAAGACTTACAGGAGAAGTCCCAATGAAAGCAAAAGCCTTATCCAGGATAGCATATGTTTTATTTACGCCCATACTGTTTTTTACTCGCTTCTTTTTGCTCAGGCTTTTTTACTTCTGCTGCTTTTTGTTCTTTTTCCTCAACCTTCTCTTCCGTATTTTCTTCAACGAGATCATCCTGTTTTTCCCCTTCTGGTTCTTTGTCAGATTTCTTACTATACAGTTTATCAGCAACTTCTTCTTCAGCAGGACCCACCGGCAATTCCTTTTTATCTTGCGGCGATTGATGGAGGACTTTACCTCCACCATGTTCAGTCATATCCAATATCCGAACGCCTTTGCTTACTCGCTCCGGAACAGGTTTACCATCATCACCAGAAAGGATTTCAACTAAACCAAGTGATGCCAATTCATTTGCCTTTTCAGCATCAACTTGTAATGTCTGGCCCGCATTCAGTTTTCCGAATGTATCAGCCACGGTCTGTTTTGCTTTAATAGTAACCATATAGTGTTTTTAAATTAAGGGGCGGTCCCATTAAAAACCGCCCCTTATAGTTAAATGAATAATGATTAGTCAGTAGCACTAGCGAGCTGCAAGTCGCTGATAGCAGACAAGAACGTTCCTTTAATGAAACCTGCTGGACGATAAATCGGAAGAGCGAGACGCTTTTCGATTACGATCGTGATGAGGTTTTTGATTGCGTTATCCTGGTCCTGATCGTACAAGCGTACGCTTGTAGCTGCACGGTCGAAGATGGCCGCACTACGAGGTTGGAATACCAGGAAATCTCCATCAGTGATTGCAGTATGCTCTTCGATCTGTACGCCACCAGCATTAATACCGGTAGGAGTAGCCGAAGGATTTGCAAGAGGAATACCGTTACCGCCACCAAGGAACAGGTAATTGTATGTTGAATCCTTGCGGCTGGTCATATTGAAAAAGTCTGTAGGACTGATGAGAGCCACGAGAGGACCGCCAAGTTTTGCTTTACGCAATTGCTTGCGGGCTGCACGAATAACGTCGAACTCGTTCGCCTGAGTAACTACGCTGGTACCAGGATTGAACAATGTCGCGTTGGTGAATAAACCAGAAAGATTCTGACCTGAACCGCTTCCGTAAAGAACCTGAGTATCTTCCACCGCCATCAATTCTTCCACACCAATTTGAGAGAGGAAAGATTGGAGGTAAGGAATATCATCGATCATTTCTTCCGGAATACGGAAGTGAGTTGCAATCTTGCGAACGTTAGCATCGAAGATTTGCAGATCACGATCGATTTGAGGTTTAGCAGCTCCTTCAGCAACCACTGCCGGTCCACCTTCGCCACCCATATCACGCACGTAACGAATCAAGTTGCTGGTTGTTGAACCAACAGGCAATACATTACGCATGTGCAGTTCTTCGTACGGCGCCATGGTTACGCCTGGCACTAATGTTGGAGGAACGAAATAAGAACCAGTGAGACTTGTTGAACTGGCCATATCTCCCACTGTTTTCAACAATGCAGGATCTCCTTTTTTACCGATAACAATTGTGAATCCTTTACCGCTTCCTTCTCTGTAATTTTTTAGGTCCTGTGCACGTTTCTGAAGACCTGCGCCCAATGCTTCTTCGAAAGAAGTTGGTTCGCCCTTTAAACCACCTCCGGGTTGTTCACCTTTCGACACCTTGTCAATAACTTCCTGGTTAGCTTTAGCATCAGTTTCGAGTTTCTCAACCCGGCCCTGAAGCTTGGTGTTTTCTTCCTTGAGTGTTGTGAGTTCTTTCAGTTGGCTTTCCAACTTTTTAATTTCTTCAGCAACAGCCGCCTTAGCTTTTTCATCTGCTGCTGTTAAAAGAGCCTGCTTAGTTTTTTCAAGCTCTTGTTTGATTTGATCGATCGTTTCCATACAAAGAATGTTTTTGTTGATTGAATGATTGAAATACCTCGAGCAATTTTTTGCTCTCATTCGGATCAACTGCATTCTCTGCGGGTTTCTCCTGCTCTGTCGCCTTCACGGCGGGCAAAGCGATATAAAGACTTTTCATCTTTTCGTTTAATTGCTTCATGCGCATTTCCAGTAACTCAAATGAGTTATCACTCAAATGACCACCCTTCCACATTTTCGCGCATGCTTCATACTCCTGAAGAGTTTTATTGAACTCATCTTGATGCTCTTCCGGTGTAAGTGATTTTCCAACGGTAAGCGTTGGGGTAAACGGATTCGCGCCCCATAATACAGCACTGCCCTCATAAAGTTTTACTTCTTTGATTATCGTGTATCTGTTGGCCCAATCGTTATCATTTATAACCTCTCTTTTTACCGTAGAGAACCCGATCGAATGTTGGTTCACTACCTGGTTCTTATAGAACTCCATCACATCATTTCCCCAAGTCGTTTTCTGGATATCGGTAACAAAAACCAGATATCCTTTTTCATCAACATATATTTCACTGGGTTTTCCTACTGCATCTTTCAGACTTGCCCGGTGATCAGTTAAATGCCAGATCAGGTTGGATCCTTTTGGTCCACGTTCCCGAATAGTAACATCGAAAGCGTTTCGCTCGATAATATCTTTATCGAGATCCTTAAC